CTACATGAAGATGCACCCTGAGATGTGCAGCCTCTACATGCAGTGTTTAGCTACAACAAAGCCAAACATTCATGGAGGATACTACTATGGCTTTTCAATCCGCATCGGGATATGGAAATCTCCAAAATGGAAATTTCAGTTCCGTAATCTATTCTAAAAAAGTCCAACTCGCCTTCCGTAAGGCTACCATTGTTGGCGCGATCACAAACTCGGAATATTTTGGCGAAATCGCCAATCAGGGTGACACTGTTCGTATCATCAAAGAGCCGGAAATCTCGGTTGCCCCGTATGCGCGTGGCACTACCGTTACGGCTCAAGACCTCGATGACGAAGACTTCTCGCTTGTCATTGATAAAGCTAACTATTTCGCCTTTAAAACGGACGATATTGAAGCTGCTCATTCGCATGTCAACTTCATGGACCTTGCTACCAACCGTGCGGCTTACCGTCTGGCTGATCAGCATGACCAAGAAGTTCTCGGCTATCTTTCGGGCTACAAGCAATCGACCATCCACAATAACGCTGACACTGTTAACGATATTGTGAACGGCACGAAGGCGGTTACCACTGCTGGCAGCGACGAACTGCTTACCAGCATGAAGCTGATCAAAAGCTCGTTTGGCAACATCACCACCTCTTCGGCTGGCGATCACTCGGTCCCTGTTGCTGCTCGTCTTCCGGGCACCACTTCGCTTCCGACTGCTACTGTGTCGCCGGCGATGATCGTGGCCCGTATGGCTCGTCTGCTTGATCAGCAGAACGTCGAATCGACTGGCCGTTGGCTTGTCATTGATCCCGTTATGATGGAAATTCTTCGTGATGAAGATTCGCGCTTCCTGAATGCGGACTATGGTCAGTCGGGCGGTCTTCGTAATGGCCTGACGCTCACCAACTTCCACGGCTTCCGTGTCCATGTCTCCAACAACCTTCCGAAAGTCGGCACTGGTCCGGGTACCACTGGTACTGCCAACCAGAACGTCAACTTCGGTGTCATTGTTGCTGGCCATGACTCTGCTGTGGCTACTGCTGAGCAGATCAACAAGACGGAAACGTATCGTGATCCCGACTCGTTTGCGGATATCGTGCGTGGTATGCACCTCTATGGGCGTAAGATTCTTCGTCCCGAGGCGCTCGTCACTGCAAAATACAATATTGCTTGATAGGGAGATACGTAAATGGCTACTGTTGCAATCGCTCCTGCTGCGCATGGTCGTGGCAATCCTAACCGCAAGCCGTATCTCGTTCAGAATACGCTTGACTTTGCTGCCGCTGTGACTTCTAAGGGTTCTGCCCTTGCTCAAAGCGACATCATTCAAGCTCTGTCAATCCCTGTTGATTCCGTCATCCTCGCCTGTGGCGCGGAAGTCATGTCGGCTATGACGGGTACTTCGACTGACCTGACGCTCGATATCGGCTTCACTGGTGGTAACACAGACTTCCTTGCTGATGGTTTTGACTTTGATGGTGCTTCGGTTGGCGCGTTTACTTCGCCTGTCGTTGCTGAACTTCCCATCACGGTCACGACTGCTGACACCATTGACGTTCTGCTTGCTACGCAAACGGGTACGCTCACTGGTGGTAAGCTCCGTATCTTCGTCGTTCTCATGGACATTAGCGACCTTGGTGCTGATGATCGTGAAGCGAATGAAGTTGACCGCGATCAGCTTGCTTGATAATACTACTGAGGGGGCTGCTTCGGTGGCCCCCTTACCTCTATCTGTAGGATACGCTTGTGTCAACAACATTCCTTAACCTTACAAATGAAGTCTTGCGTCGTCTGAATGAAGTTCAGATCGATACCAATGACTTTAGCACTGTGCGTAACGTTCAGGCTTTGGCTAAGGATGCTGTCAACTCTTCTATTCGTGAAGTACTCCAAGACGCACAAGAGTGGTACTTTACTCTGCAGACTACTACTCAGACGCTTGTAGCTGGAACTGGAGTTTACGCATTTCCTGCTGATTACTCTAAGGCTGACTGGGATACGTTTTACATTCGTGAATTGAATGACACCAATACGCCTCAGCGTCTTGTGCTGATTACATATGATGAATATATCAAGTATCATCGTCCCAAGGAGGATCAATCAGGCAGTGGCGGTTACGCTGTGCCTGTTTACGTTTATATGACGCTTGACCAAAAGTTCGGTGTTTCTCCGTTGCCTGATGCTGCATACGTTGTAGAATACCGCTATTGGAAGTTTCCCGCTGATCTTGTGCTTGCCACTGATACATGTGTAATACCTGATATGTTTAAGCATGTCATCATTGATGGCGCTATGATGTACATGATGCAGTTTAGGTCTAACGATCAGTCTTACGCATTCTATCGTGATAAGTTTGACAAGGGTGTGAAGATGATGCGTAGGCTTCTCGTTGATCCTCCTCTTCGCATGGATACGACTGTCATTAGTCGTCCTGCTCGTGTAGGCTTCTATTCAACTGACGGCTTCTGATGCCTGATAATCTTCGCACCTTTGCTGCAGTGTGCAATGGCGGCTTGATTAAGAATCAAGACCCGCTTACACAAGCACAGCAGCTTTCAGGTAGCGCCATCCGCCTTATCAACTATGAGCCTGCACTTCAAGGTGGCTATCGTAAGATTAACGGATATCTCAATGATTACGGCACGTTGCCCGGAACAGGCAAGGTACTGGGTGTTGCAGTAAATGGAAACATCAATCAAGGCATCTTCGGCTGCAGGAAACCCTCTGCAGGAAACAACTACCTGCACTGGTTCAATCATTATTACACTGTATCTGTTACTGCTGGCACTGGTACTAGTTTTACCGTAGGTGAGACGCTGAGTGGTGTAGTCAGTTCAGGTGATCCGACTGCACTTACCTTCACGGGTGTGGTGATTGCTAAAACTGCTAACAGCCTTACAGTAAACTTTGGTCGCATTCCTACATCCGTATTCACAACTAACAATGTCATCGAAGGTGCTACCTCTACTTTTAGCAGCACAGTTACCGCCACTTCTACTGTAATAGGGTGGACTGCAGTTACGACTTTTGGTTCTCCTACGATGACTGGCGTTGACCTTGTTCGCTTTGTCAGCTATAACTGGACACAAGAAATACTTGTGTTGACTGATGGCGTCAACCCTGCATCAAAGTATGATGGTACTACCTATACACAAATTACACATGCCAATGCCCCTGCTGCGCCAAAGTATGCCGCAGCTTTTGCTAACCACCTGTTTCTAGCCGGTGATGCAACAGAACCCTACAACCTGTTCTTCTCTGCCCCTCTTGATGAAACAGACTTCAGCCCTGCCAATGGCGCTGGTGTTATCAACGTAGGCTTCACCATTGTTCAGATTAAAGCCTTCCGTGATCAGCTTTACATTTTTGGACAGCGCGACATTAAGCGTCTTGTAGGCACTGACATTGGTAACTTTGTGATACAGCAAGTTACATCTGATCTTGGCTGTCTTGCAAGTGAAAGTGTTATGGAGTTTGGTGGTGATATTCTATTCCTTGGTCCTGACGGTATACGTCCTGTATCTGGCACATCAAAGATTGGTGACGTTGAACTAGAAACAGTGTCTCGTGAGATTCAGGATATCTTTGAACTCTACACTCGTAACGAAGACCTAAGCAAGGTTCGTACAGTCGTTCTCCGCAAGAAGTCGCAGTTTAGACTGTTCTTCGACAATGCTGAAGCCCTTTCGATTATGGGTGCTATCAGACAAAGTGCTTCTGCACAGTCTACATTTGAGTATAGCCAGCTTACAGGCATTGGTGTTACTTGTGTAGACAGTGGATACATTGGTCAGTTTGAATTTGTAATTCATGGTGACAACGCAGGCAAAGTCTTTCGTCAAGAGCGTGGCTACACCTTTGATGGCGATGAAATATTCAGCCTCTATCAGACGCCATACTTCTACATGGAAGACCCTGAAGTTCGTAAAGTCTTCTACACTCTCAAGACATACATGCTGGCTGAAGGCTTGACAACTGTAACTGTAGGCATCAACTTCAACTATGGTGACTCAGAAGTAGCCGTGCCTAATAACTACAGTTTTACTACAACTGGTGCTGCAGCCATCTACGACATAGCAACATACGACACTACAGACATTTACGATGGTAATCCGTCGCCTGTTCGTAAGACTAATATCTCAGGATCAGGCGACTCTATTTCAATATCTTTTGTGACAAGCAATACTCTGCCAAGTCACACCATTCAAGCACTCACTATTACTTATGGCTTGGCAGACAGGAGATAACCCATGAGCGGCTACACTCGGCAATCTATCGCAGACATCATTCCTACCGCAGTTGTTCGTGCGGCACCAATCAATGCTGAGCTTAACGCCCTTCGTGATGCCTTTGACTTCGACTCTGCTGGCAATACTGGTCATAAGCATGATGGCACTGCAGATGAGGGATCGTATGTTCCGCTAATTGCTGACCTTGATGGCCTTAACAAGGTTGTCATTGATACTGCCAACAATCGTGTGCAGTTCTTTGTTCAAGTATCTAGTGCTGCTGCTGAACAGATGCGGCTACAAGATGGTGCCCTTGTTCCTGTTGTAGATAATGATATTGATCTTGGCACTACTACTCTTGAGTTTAAAGACCTGTATCTTGATGGCACAGCCAAGATTGACACACTTACTGTTGATGAGAATGCTACCATTGCTGGCACTTTGGGTGTCACTGGTGCTGTTACTCTGACTGGCAATCTTACTGTCAATGGCAATACTGTTATCGGCGATGCCGCCACAGATACCGTGACTGTTACTGCTGATGTTGCATCTCCGCTTATCCCTTCTGCAGATGATACATATGACATCGGTGCTGTAGGCGCTGAGTGGCGTAATCTTTACGTAGATGGCACTGCCAATATTGATAGCCTTATTGCGGATACTGCAGACATTGATGCTGGTACTATTGATGGCACAGTTATTGGTGGTAGCACTGCTGCTGCTGGTAGTTTCACTACTCTTGCTGCCTCTAGCACGGCTACTCTTAGTGGTAATGCTACTGTTGGTGGCACACTAGGTGTAACTGGTGCTACCACTCTTAGCAGCACTGTTACTGTTACTGGCACTGCTACCTTCAATGGCAACACTGTTATTGGTGATGCGGCCACTGATACTGTAACAATCAATGCTGATGTTGCCTCTAACGTGTTGCCGTCTGCTGATGACACATATGATCTCGGTGCTGCTGGTGCTGAGTGGAAAGACTTGTACATTGATGGTACAGCCAATATTGACAGCCTTGTTGCTGATACCGCTGATATCAATGCTGGTACAATTGATGGTACAACGATTGGTGGAAATAGTGCTGCAGCCATCACGGGTACTACTATCACTGCCAATAGCAGCTTCGTAGGCGACCTAACAGGCAATGTCACATCGAGTGGCACCAGTTCTTTTGCTACAGTTACAACTAGTGGTAATGTCACTATTGGTGGTGATCTTACAGTCAACGGCACTACGACTA